GTCTAATGCGACATTACCATCTTCGGGCCAAGTATGAATAGAAATATGACTTTCTGATAACAAAGCTACTATCGTAACTCCCTGGGGAGTGAATTTATGAGAGGAAATTTCTAGTAGAGTTGCATCTGCAATGTCAATAGATTCTTTGATTAATTCAATCAAAGTCTTTTCATTATCTAGAATTGAGTGGTCGCAACCGTATAATTCTGCGACACAGTGTTTACCTAACTTTTTCAACTCGGGATTTTTGCAAATGATGAGTTATTTATCAATATAGGGACGGGGGGACTTGAACCCCCACGGGATTACTCCCAACAGATTTTAAGTCTGGTGTGTCTACCACTTCCACCACATCCCCGTGGTATGAGACAATCATAGCATAAGTTGCTGAGACTGTCAAGTGCTGGTTGCGAGGATCGAACTCGCCTATATCCGATTATGAGTCGGGTGCTTTCACCAGATAGCTAAACCAGCAGAAAACCCTACAAGTCAAAAATCCTGGAGAATTTTTTTTCGGGTATTGTGGTACTAAAAGTTAATTTTAGTACGTATATGTGATCATGTCTTCTGGTAAAGTTTCATTGATAAAAGTACACATGTTTGTGAACTGCTCAGAATCGGAATCATCTACTTTCAAATACTCTCCATCATCTCCATGAAGATGGATAGTCCTCGACAGCATATCAACCTCTACTCTATTTAAAGTTGAATTGTCACGAATGTTCATAGGCATCCTTCAGTACCTACATAGTATAGCAGGATACCTGGCGGCTGTCAAGTCCCATTGCAAGACTTAATATTATGTATCGAAGATTACTGGAGCCTCTCTCATGCATAGAGAAGTACTTGCATCTACTATTGGTCCTTCAGTTATTCTTGATTCTGGTGCTGCCACAGTACAGAAATTAGCTCCAGTAACAGCTTCAAGTTGAACTGCTAATCTATTTTTAGATGTTGCCCCCACAGTAGTATCATTATTAATTCCTAATCTAGTTACTGAATTAGTTCCCATAATTGTAGTATTATATAAGCCACCTTTCCAAACATTTTCTGCAGTAGCTTGAAATTTATTTGAAATGCCAGTTCCAATATCTGTATTGGTTCCTGCACGAAGATTGATTTTATTTCCTCCAACCAAACAGAATTTGTTCAGTCCAATATATTTGTTTTCATACAATGCAAATAAATTCCAAGATCCAGTAAGTAAATGATTGTGTTCAGTGCATACTGTAGTAAATGTGGGTGTATATAAATCACATTGTCCCGATGCACTAAATCCAAGTTTAGATGCTGCTAATGCAAGACCATTTGCAGCACTCAATTTGCTATCATTTTTATACACAGTTTCATGCTCTCCATAATAAGTTACTTTACTTTCTCTGGACACTGATAGATTATATTTACCTCTAACTTCTAAATGATAATCTCCTCCAACTTGTAAGTGATAATTTCCTTTAGTTTTAATATACGCATCTCCCATAATAGTAACTTGCTGTTTACCAAAAGTTACCTCAGTTTTATTGTTACTATTAGTTACACGAATATTTCCATCATCGTCTACTTGAAATCCAGTTCTACTTCCAGCAGCTTCAATAACAAGTCTATTATTATATGGAGTATCATCCATAACAATAACATGTCCTGCTTCAGAAGCTGTCACAGAAACTTTTGAATATTCTGGGTTCCATTTGCCAGCAATATTATTCGTAACTCTGAAATTAAATGGGTTACAATTATTTCCTGTTAAAGTACATTCATCCCAATCAATTTGCAAAGGGGAATCCGTAGTTCTATTGCAACCAATTCCCAATAAGTTCAGGATAAATGATACAATATTTCCAACACTTGATAATATATCAGCATTCACCATTCCATCAGCATCAAATAAATCTCCCATTCCTCCGATGCTACCGACACTTTCAATCAAGCTAATAATTCCTGTAATTGCATTTGCAATTTCTGTTCCAATAGAAACAATTTCAAATATAGATCCGAAAATATTATTGATACATTGTTCGGCAAAATCAATATAACTATTAGCCATGTTGAGTAATTGATTTGACATATCAGAAACAAATGTTCTGATAAATCCTTCAATTCCTCCCATCAATGCGGATACTAGACCTTCATCCAGAGTGCAGCCGATTGTTCTCAAAATTTGTAGAACAACTTCAGTTACAGTTTTTACAAAAAATGGAATGGGACTACTTGAAGCTAGACCTATGGCATTTAAAATTGCAGTAACTTCTTTCATCAACCAAGATTTTACTTGGTTCACAACATACCAAACCAAATTTCTAATAACCTGAATGCATCTATCTACAGCACTCTTCAAATCTACAACTTTATGTGTAAACTTACCGTAGATTTCTATAGGTGTATCAGTTTTACTTTCATAAACTATAGAAGAATTTTTTGCATGAGCTACAGGTTTAGTATTTAATGCTCCTCGTTTTGCATTGACTAAAGATGTGTCATTTTTTCCATTATATAAAATGTATTCATTTCCAATTTTAATTTTTCCTGTAGGTGGAAATGAGTCAACGTTGGATACAGTAATAAAAGTTTCTTCTACAGAAAGATCTCTAGTTAGTTTGGGGTTTCCAGAATTAGGATTATATACAACTCCAGTTTTAAATACATTACCTAATCCTTCTATACATCTTTTGATATCTTCTGCTAATGTTTTTGCAGGACCATCCTTTCCATCTGCAATAGATGTGGCTCCCATATTACCAGAAGGATTTGAAAGAGATCCTGGTAGTGATGCCGCAGCTACAGACTCTGATGCCAATCCTCCTGCATCATTTGTTCGTTCTGCATCTTGTGGTTGTCCAGTCGCAGATTTTCTTGGGTCAATAATGTTAACAGCACCTGGAGTAGTTGCTGCACTAGCAGTATCTGGTATTACAGTTCTTTTTATCTGACTATAAAAAGACCCCATCACAACTGGCTGTTGGCAATCTGGGTAGTCAAGAAAAAATCCCATAACAAAACTTCCAGGTTTTAATCCTGCATTAGCTGCGTTTCCAATTCCCCCTACTGCAGCATTAGTAGTTGGTTGTAAAACCAACGCCCATGGAAGATTTTCTGGCTTCTCATCTGGATCGTGAAATCCTAAAATTTTGACACGAACTCTGCCTAACTTAGCGTCTCTATCGTCAGCATTCTCAACTGTACCTAGCCACCAAGTAAAGTCATTGTTTCCAAGAAAAGCGGAGTTCTGTAATGTAGGATTAATTGACATGTATCAAACTTCGTAAATACGGCATTCAGGAGCGTCTGGGTTTTCATCACAGAATAATTCTAATGCAGATGGGTTTTCAATTTTTTCTGGATGATGTTCTTTATATTTAATTAGTGATTCTAATTCGCCTTCTAAAAAACGACGACGTTGTGAACTTGTACTAGGGTCGTCGATCTGGCTGCGATTTGTTTCTATGTGATTGTTTAAAGTGTTGTCCATTAGAATGTTTCTCTAGTTGGTGCGGATATATTATTAATTTCATTGCCACCAAATGAATCCCTAGTTAATGTTGCAATGGTTCTCAATTCAGTTCTATTTAGGATAGTATGCTTAATGGAATGAACTAAATACCTACCACTAATTCTCTTATCTTCTTCTATTTTATTTGAAGTGGCCTTCTTTGGAGATGGTATGGAAACATTAATTACATTTCCCACTCTCAGTTTCAAGTCTCCAGGAATAGCAACTTCTAGTTTGTTATATTCCAAGAAATAATATCTGTAAATAGACTTCTCAAAATTTTTATTGACTTCATCAATATGATTTAAATTTTGAATTTCACTATCAGTCTTATCTTTCCAGTCAAAAGTTGATATTGTAGTTGGTCTGTAGATTAAACGTGATGGTTTTGAGATCAATTCTTTATTTGGAAATGGCGTCAGTTTTTCTAGATGCGCCATCTGATCCCAATAACTAGATGCATTGGTAACAAAATTCTGATATGTTCTATTGTTTATATCTACATAGATTGAATTATGGCAAAATGCTCCATTGCGAAGATCTTCAAAGATATCAAATGCCTTTGGAGATGAATAATTCATGATTCGATAATTATTCGATTGAGTTCCAGAAGCATTTGTGTTGCCCTGAATATAGGTATATTTTGTGTTATTGTTTGGATATGAATCAGCTTTGAATAGAACATCCAATGATTTAAAATTATATCCTTCCATAGTCTCATAGAATAAATATCCAACCGAGTTTTTATAATTTGATGGAACTGCTCTACGAGACATCCAAATTGCAGCGTCAAATAATCTCCAATTAGGAATGTACATATTGAAAGGATATAGTGTCGAATCCTTACCCACTAATTTTTTATTAGTAATTGTTTTTAATTTTTGTTCAATGAGATCTTCTGCTTTCTTTCCGTCAACTTTTTCACGAAGTCTAGTATATTCATTGATCAATGCTTCTTTACTTACCGAATGAATTACATAGACTTGGTTCTTCTCTTGCATCACTCTGCCATCAATTTTATGAATATAAAAATTTAAATTATAGTTTGCATATGAAGTTGATATAATAACTTCAATTTGCTCTTGGCCAATTAAAGGAAGTTCTCCAATTAAATTATTTCCAATGTCTTGAATTACGAATTGACAGTATAAACTCGTAGAGATTATACTTTCATAAATGGTAATCTCTTGAACTAGTTGTTTTATGTCAAGGTATTTCTTACCTTTAAGTAAACCTTTCTCATCTAATACAGGATATAATCTTACTTCTTTTAGAGAAAAATCTCCAGCAAATTGTTGTTTCATTATAGTCTACGCTGTGATAAGTAAGATGAACTGTCTATTTGTGCAAAGGCTCCCTGAGAATAATCTGTTTGTGGCATAGGTTGTATTAAGTTAAAGCTAGAAGCCATTGTAACTTGTTGAGGTATAATATATGTATCTGGAACAAGAGAAGGTAATTTAGATGCCTGAACAAAATCCATGCTCTGAGTAGCCAATGCATTAGAATTAATTTTAGGTTCTCCTGTAAGTAATTTAGCTAAGTCTGCAAGTGCTGGAGCTATAGTTTCCCAAGTAGCAGCAGGTTGATCCTGAGGAGCAGTTGCATTATTAGTTTGAGATGTATCCGAAGGTTGAATTCCTTGTCCTCCAAATTCAAAGTGTCCTCCATGAGATCCTGGATAATCATTTGCAATCCAACCATATTTGAAACCATTGGCACGAATCCATTTCGCAGAAGATCCATGAATATCCATAGCAATTCCATACAAATGTTTAGATTTAGATGCAGCACCTGGAAGAGACCTATTTTTTTCAAGACTTCTTTTGCTGCTTTCGACATCAGATGGCTTGACAACCCCATCAGAATCTTTCATCATCTTTGCAAATGCAGAGGCAGCTGCTTGTGAGAATACAACTGGTCTTCCCTTTTTATCTTTGGCTCCGTCAATTGTGTATCCAGGTCCTGTATCTGGGACACCTTGAGTTGAAACTACCCCACCAGTCTGCATTTTGGCGTATTTTGAAAATACTTGATTTCCATATGTAATTCTATTCTCATATCCATGATGTCCTGGTCTTTCTCCAGACCTTTCATATTGAGTTACAAATAGATGTGCAGCTTGCTTAACAGTCTTTGCACTTTTTAATGTAGGCAAACTTAATCCGCCATCGCCAGTTTCAAGTTCATACCAAACAAATTGCAATTGAGCTTCTAAACTTTCTGGATTTAAATTTTTACTTCTTGCAAATCTCACTAGCTTTGGCCACCTATCCCTTGGATCCCATTGTGCAATTCCTTTATGACCAATACTGTTTGTAATTTTAGGATCAATATTGATGCCAGCTTCCTGCATGAAATTTCCTACCAAACCAGCAGCTTGTTCTGAGGTCAATCCTTTTGATTTTAAATAATTAAATGCTTTTTCTGCGTTAGCACTTCCATTAAAACTTCCAGATGTATTTACAGTTCCATCGGGAGTTCCACCAGGACCACCGGGACTTTCTTTACTGAAATCTAAATTCATAATGTTGTTTAAAATATCAGCAAGAATTTCACGCATACTATTTCCAGGATTATATCTTTCTTGCTTTTCAGTTTCTTTTTTCTGCAATATTGATAGTGGCAATCCAGCTCCCACAATTTTATTCAATTCTTCATTTGTTTTTTCTTCTTCAGATGCACCTATTTTAACATTTACATTTCCAGATTTCTTGGCAATATCTGATGTAAATGTATAATTTTTCTTTCCAAATTGACGTGTGTATGGGGACAGTAGTTGCTGAGCAAATGGTCTAATTGATAATCCAACTGACCCCATTGAAGCTAATAAAGCATCAATGCCTCCAATCATTGAGGATGCAATGATGCCTAATGGGGCACTCATCATTGATCCATTGTAAATTTGACCCAAAGGAATAACTGCTTCGGGTCCAGCTTCACCAATTAAAGCTCTGGTTGGTTTTGTAACGATACCACCAACTGCAAGTGCAGGTTCTTCTTTTTTGGAGAACGCACTCTTCATCCAATCATATAAATTTGAAGCTGCCCAATCTCCTACAATTCCACCCAAAGCTCCACCAACAATAGTTCCAGGGCCAGGAAATACGGAACCAACAACCGCACCTAATCCCATTCCTAAAGTAGATCCAACAGTTTTGACAATTGCTTTATCTACTGGATCTCCCAATAATAAATTGATACCCAAATTAAGTAGAGGTCCTACTACAGGAATTCCAGCAACTGATTTACTAGCTATTGCTTTTAGTGGTCCACCTACAAGTTTTAATAATCCTCCAACTGCAGGAGCTGCAGCTTTAGCTAGAAACTTAAGCCCTCCTTTACCAAATACTTTTAATACTGCTCTGACAAGTCCTCTAGCTAATCCTCTTTTAAAAATACTTGCAGTTTTAGTTAAACCTTGTACTAGATTAGCAGCTCCTTCTTTAATGCCAGATTTCTTGAAGGCATTGAATATATCTCCTATCTTGTCGCCATTTTTAATTACAAATTTTAAATCTTTAATTAATTTAAAAGGATTTAGTAAATATCGTATTCCAAAAAATCCTACAATAGCAGAAAATAATCCTAAGATTCTTTCTAATATTGAACCTCCAAATAACAAACTATGCAATCCATTCAATAAATTATTGACTGAGCCAGTTGCAAACCAGTCTATAAATTTAAATATTCCAGATAATCCTTTGACTATAGCTTGAACTTTTTTTAAATTTTCTGGATCTCCCAGCCACATCAAAGCTTTGAATTTAATGAAAGTCATTAATAGATCTATTATTCCAGCAGAAACTACGTCTTGACCAGTCCTAACTAATTTAGATTTTTTGGTTATTTTCTTTTTTGTTTCTTGAGCTTTCTCTCTGTCTAATACTTTTTGTCTTGCTGTAAATTTGTCCTTTGTTTTTTGAAATTTATCTTCTAATTTTAATCTATCTTTTTTTAATTTTAGTAATTTTATTGAAACACTACGAATCTGAGTAAGTTCATTTAGACGCTTACCCTGATATAAAAATGCACCTGTTTTTATCGGAGATAGTGTTTGCATATTATGGTGCTACTGGATACAGAGATAGTGGAATTGGAGGAGTAGTGCCCCCTAATGGTTGAGCTAGTGGTTGAGTAGTGGATGAAGCTGTAACTTGTGGTGCAGTAGGAACATTAACAATATTAGGACCAGTCTGAGTTCCAGCTCTACGTTGAGCTTGCAGAGCAGCGTTTTCTTTTTGAGTGCTCTGCAATTGTTGAGATCTAGCAGGAATAGATCCAGTAATTTTTGCAGGTTGTGGTGGAGGAAGTTCTGGTGCTGATGGGGCTCCAGTAAGTAATTTAGCTAAGTCTGCAAGTGCTGGAGCTATAGTTTCCCAAGTTGGCTGTGGAGTATTATTTTGATCTTGACTTGTAGTGTCTGTAGCTGCAGTTGAAGATGTTTGTCCTGTCACAGATGGAACTGCTTTTCCTTGTGTCCATGCTATTGGCTCTACCTTTCCTCCAATAGTTCCATTCCAAGAACTTCCAATTTCCCAGTGTAAGTGTGGACCAGTACTTCTTCCACCACCATGTTGATGGCCACTAGTAGCAACTTGCTCTCCCGCTTTTATAGGATCTCCTTGCTTTTTAGTATATGAACTAACGTGACCGAATAATGAGAATATTCCATTGCTACTCTTTAGAACAATATAATTTCCCCAACCACCAGGATTTTTATTAACTTCATGAACCTTTCCATCAAAAGGAGATAGCAATGGAGTTCCAATTGGCATCGGCAAGTCTCTTGCTGTATAACCATGCTCAAGACCTCTGCCTAATACAACACCCCTGGAATCTTCTGGAACTGGAGCCCAGCCACCGCCAAGTCTTAAAAACTTTCTGGTAGAAACTGGACCGCCACTACCAAATCTTGGGAACATTCCATGATTAATGTGATCAAGAATTTTTGGTCCACCCATAGCTCTGGCAGCATTTTTGTTCAACATATATTCGCCAGGCTCTGCTAATATGCTAATTTTATCTCCTATTCCACTGCCTCGGACTGGACCACCTTTATCTATCCACTTACCATCTTTCTTTACTTGAGTTTTAGATCCTGTCGTTTCTTTTTCTAAGTTTCCTCCTTTGTTAATAATTCGGAATAATTCAAGTTGTCTTTGAATTTCTTGATTATTTCTACTTCCAACTGTATGCTCACTTCCTGGTGAAGTGAAACCTTTATCAATCTGTTCTTGAGTTGCAGATTGAAGTTTGAAAACATCTCCTGCAGCAAAGGTGGAACCACTTTTAGTTGCCTGATATAGTCTACCTTGAGAATCTTGGAAAAATCTGTTGTTAGTATTGTTAATATAACGATAACCTTTCTTTTTCAAATCATCTACAGTACCCTCTAAATTTTGAACCGCAGAGTCTCCAGCTTTAGCAAGTGATGCATTTTCTGGTAATGCCTTTGCAGATCCACCAATTTTAGGAGCAGCATCTGGAGTTGGAGATGAAGCAGGAGTTGAAGATGGTGGAGTGGTCGTAGGTTCAGTACTACTGCTATTTGAATCATTCTTGCTAATTAATGCACTAAGAATATCTCCTAATAATCCTCTAACTGAAGTATCACCAGAAGGTTTGAACTCATCAGCTTTAGTCTTAGTTACTTTTGGTTCTTCAATACCAAAAACTTCCTTCACTGTAGACATGCCTTCGCCTACAGATTTAATTGCTACTGATGCAAAATTAGACATTCCCTTAACTAGTGAAGGAGGAATGCCAAACATAGATGCAACATTAGAAATCAATGGCATTAAGATTGGTCCAAGTCCTGGAATAAAAGATACACTTGAAGATATTAAAGCAACTATACCAGCACCAATAATTTTAAATGGAAGAGTAAGTAATTTTATGAAACTTGGAATTTGTTTATCTACTTGACCTTTGAACTCATCAACTCCAAAGGATCCAAGTTTATCTAATGGAAGAATAGCTTCTGGTCCAGCTTCACCAACAATAGCTTCAGTTGGTTTAGTAACAATTCCTCCTTTCGCAAGCATTGGAAGACCTTGTTCTTTTGCAATATCTCTTCCAATCAAAGCTGCATCAATTCCAAGAGATGCAGCAGTTCCCCAACCAGGAATTAATGATGCAGCTCCTGATAATACTTCTCCACCTGCTCCTAACCAATCTCCTTTGGATGCTCTATCTACTGCAAAAAATGCACTTGAAACTGCGCCAATAACTGGAAGTGCTTTCAATAAAGACTTGCCAGTAACCTTAGCCCCACCTTTAGCCGCCGCTGCACCAGCTCCCTTTGCTACTGTTCCTGCGGCTTTTCCTGTTGTGCTAGCTGCCTTTGCAGTCGTTCCAGCAGCCTCTGCACCAGTTGCAGCCCCCTTAGCAGCAGATGATGCGCCCTCTGAGATCTGCCTGCCAGCTTGGGATAATGCTTCATCTGCAGCCTCTCCTGCTGCCTTGGGAATTAAATTAGAAAAGAAATTAATTACGCCATTAATTGCATTTGGAATTACCTTTGTAAAAAGGTTTCCAATCATTTTAATATCTGAAATAATTTTGGTTGGATTCAGTAGCCATTTTAAAGTGAAGAATCCAACTACAGCTTCAAGAAATCCAAATACTCTAGTTACACCTTCTCCATCAACTAATTTAGATAATCCACTGAACAATTTATCAACTCCAAACCCAACTATGGCATTTAGAAATTTAAATATGTTTGAGAAAAAATTAACAAAGTCTTGAATTTTTTTTGCGTTCTCTGGATTACCTGCCCACTGAAGAACTTTATATGCGATAAATGTTTTTATTAGTCCCTGGAAAAAATTTCCTATGCCTTCAAGAGTTTTGGCTCCCTGTTTGACCAGAGGATTTTTTAACTGATCTTTTTTAGTTTTATCTGGTTTCTTTTCTTGCTGAGCTTCTTCATCTCTCGCTTGTTTTTTCTCTTCAGATAAAACAAAATCTTTTATAGAATCAGTGACTATATCAAAGTGTCTCTTTTCAAGAGTCACTAAAGTTTCTAATGCTCTTCTAATATAACTTAATTCTTTTACTTCTTTAAGTGCTGTTGTTTTTTCTGCAGCTTCACTCTTTAGAGTTGGTCTATTGGCACCAGAAAATGCCCCACCAAATTTAGTTGGATCAACAAATGATGTTATTTTTGATGCTGGCGTTTTTTTGAAACTAAAGAGTGAGACTGCCATTTACTAGAGCGGCTGAGAATTTTTATTCCTATTATTTTCTTCTTCAATAAATTCAATTAACATCTCAACATATACATCTCGTTCCCATGGAATCAACATTTCAATCTCATTCAAAGACCACTTATGATGTTGTATCAATACGAAATTAGTACGAAAATAATTCTCTAGCGATTGATGTGCTAGATTTATGCGAAAAAAGATGCAAGACCCTCAATTACAACTTCGCTTTCTTTTCCTGTATTTGGATTTGAAACAGTAATAGTATGACTTAGTTTGGGCATAGTCTCAAAAAATTTCTGCACTTTCATGAACTGACTGGTATCAAAGCTATCTAAGAATTCAGTAATTTCTTTTTTACTAAAACTCTTGACTTCATAAACTTCTTCTCCGTCAATTACTTGATCAATGCAAGATTGAGCCAATTCAAAGACATCTTCAGTTTTCATATTTCCAGTGAAATTGTTTTGAACAAACATTTCCATACTTGGATATTTCATAACCAGTGAAGTCTTATCAGTCAATGCAATAATGCGTTCATGCTCATCTGATTTCTGAACCTTAATTTCTTCAACATTTAGAGTAACAGGAACTAGTGTTTCGCCATCATCAGGGCAGGTCACATTCAATTCGATCTCTTCGCCAACTGATTTAGCACGAATGTTCAGAAACAAATATTCAATATCAAAGATAGAAAGATCATCAATTTTAACTTTTGTTTGAATGCAGTTTTTGAGAATAGTTTGAACTGCATTGATCATTTGTTTTTCATCTTCAGATTCCATAGCAAGTAAAAGAACTTTCTCTTCTTTAACTAGGAATGGACGATATTTAATTTTTTGACCAGTTGAAGGAAGTTCCAACTCATAAACAGGCGCAACTAATTTAGGTAATGGCATAGTAAATTATGATATAATTTTTAATTATTTAGTTAGTTAACAACAGTCCTCCAGTTACTACTTGCTTCAATAGTTCCTCCAGTTTGTGAAGCTGGTGCTGCCATATCATATTCAAATGTAACTTGAATTTTTACTAACTGAGATGATCCACTACTCAAAGGAATAGCAGATATTGTTGTCGGAAATGCGTTCTTCAAACGCACTGAATATCTTTGTCTTGCTTCACCAAAAAGAGATGTCGCCATCTTCTCAGATGCTGGATTCACTCCAGGAAATAAAAGTGAATGTGGTACTGTTTTATATGGTGTCTGTTTTCCAGTGACTCTATCTATAATACTTGTAGCACTATTTTGTTTACTGCTAGCAAATCTTTCCAACTTAATGACAGCAATATCTAAAGTGTACTCATCTTTATATCTTGTCCTGCCCATCAAATCTCTAGAATTAATATTTAAAATATTTGTTGTATCGGTATTAGATGAAATTCCAGCGTAGATATAATTTCCCCATGCATCAAAAGTTTGTCTGATTTCAGAATCTGCATCTGCAATGAATGATATAGTAATTTCATTATTTACTATACCATATGCATACTTCATGTTTGGAGTATTTGTAATTCTAAAATCTCCAGTTGAAATAGAATATCCAGGAATAGTGCATTCTTCTGCATATAGTCTCATCAGTTGACTAACCTGATTACTTCCTCCAGAATTAGTCCCTAGTCCTCTGGTAAAAATACTTTTCAAAAAACTGGATCCATTATTTCCAATTAAAAATTGAACGTCGTAGAAATTACTAAGAGAAAATCCATGAGTTGATACGTAGGATTTAAACTCATTAAAATTTTTAATATCTCTACTTAAGATATCATCTTTTTTCATCTCTTAGAATCTCCCCAGACAAAGGATTTGCTTACTTGTTTATATGATCCTCTTTGCCTACTTACAAAACTTTCAACAGGCAAAAATATAGATTTAATCCAGTCTTCACTATTTATTTTAAATAGCGGTGTGTCAAGACCTTCATAAACATAATTATGAAAACACTGTTTCGGAATTGTTGGTCGTCCATCTATAATACTGTTTAAAACTTTATATCTTGTAGAATAATTTAAATAATGTAAATTGGCTCCGAAAAATTTTCTTCCACCCTGAAGCATATAAACCAAGGGAAATTCATCATAGTATGGAAGTTTTTTGGCCCAAGTTGCATTATATTCAAATAAGTATAAATTACCACCAGAAGGAATCAGTGTTTCATCAAGAGTAACTAAAGTTTTATAGATATCATTTTTTCTAGCCACTGCAGCAACATTATCTTTATACCAGCTGTAACTCTTACTATAAAATCCTTTATCATTTTTTGCAAGCTTATCTACTTGCTCAAATATATTTAACTCAGATTGATTTTTAGTTCTTGCTGATACTTCTCTTCTCATACTTTTAACTCCGACTCTGTGAGGATTTTAAATTTCCACATTCTATCATCACAGAATTCTTTAGCGGCTTTCCATTTGGCTTGATTTTTCACATACTCAGTCACTTCATAAATGTAACTTTTTGTTTGCCGTTGAGGTTTTTTTGGAGGCACTGTTTGTTTACTTGGTTTTATTTCAATCAGATACTTAGTAATATTTCCATTAGAATCTTGAATCTTAACATAGAAATCTACAAAGTATCTATGAATTTTATTGTCTAATGGAGATCTGTATGGAATGACGATCTCTTCAGATCCCCACTCTAATACATTTGGTCTTGTATCACAATATTTCATAAACTTCAATTCCCAAGAAGATCTATAAATTATGTTCCTGGGATTACCTTTGTACTTATGAACATTTGTTGGGGAGTACTTTCCCTTTAAAGTATTCATAAATATTATTATAAATCGGCATATCATAAAATATTTATGGCAATTACAGTAAGTAAAAATTATACTACTGATGCATTCCAGCCAGGATCTGAGCAAGATTTATACTGGCCAGATGTAAAAGATATGCATGATATGCTTAAGATTAATATTTTTGAATATCTTCCTATAGCACAATCTGGCATTAACTCAGGCTCAGAATATAATAGAATTACGAATATTCAAAGTCCAGAAGAATTCCCAGTATCTAGTAGTACGACAACAAATAAAAGACAGAGATCAAAATTATCTACAGTATTACTTCCTGTTCCAAATGATATAAACTACAGTGATCAATTGCAATGGGGATCTGAAAAATTAGGAATTCTAGGAAAGATGGCACCAGCTTTAGCTGCGGCTTCATTATCTGATGTTTCTAGTCTTGGTGCAAATCTGAGTAAGATGGCAGCAAATGGAACTCCAGAATTTCTACTAAACAAGATCAGTGAAGTTTCAAAGTTATCTTCTGAGTCATTAACTCAAGGTATTAATGGTGTCATTTTGAACCCATATGAAGAACAAATCTTCAAAGGACTTGGAATGAGAGATTTTAATTTTTCATGGAAACTAGTTCCTAGAAATGCAAGTGAGCAGTCTAGAATTCATAGAATCATTAAAGCTCTTAGATATTATTCTCTACCAAACTACACGTCAAGACTTGGAGCAAACGACGGAATAGATACCACCATCGCAACAAATAATTTACAAGATAGATGGCTAACTGTTCCAAATGTTTTTGAACTAAATTGGGTACGTGCAGGAACTGATAATGTAATCATACAATCACTACCAAAAATAAAACCTTGTGTATTAAAATCAATTACTGTGAACTATACTCCAGATAATGTGTGGGCTACTCATATGACCAAAGGAACTGGATTGAGTGGACCTGCGCCAGTTGCATATGATGTAAGTGTTAATTTTACTGAAACTGAAATTATTACTGCATCTGATGTAATGAAAGAAGGAGGATACTAAAAATGTATTTTGATTCCCAACCAAATTTTTATTATCCATACAAAGGTGGAATAAAAATCTCAAAAAATTTATTTCGCAGAGTTAGGTTTAGAGATAATTTAAATGCGCTGTATGTTGCATCAACAAAATATACAGTTCAAAATGGTGAAACTCCAGAAATCATATCAAAGAAAATATATGGTTCTCCTGAATGGTATTGGACTATTTTAATTTTGAATAACATCATTGATATGAATAATGATTGGCCAGTATCAGATTATGAATTGGATATTTCGATAGAAAAGAAATACGGACAAAATCAAGATGATGTTAAATATTGGGAAACGAGAGAATTATACGAGGGAAGCAATCGTATTCTAGAAGGTGGAATAATTATTGAATATAATGAAGGAAGATCTGAGCAACAAGCAGTTGGATACTATCCATCATATTACAATGAACAAAATCAATTGGTTGATGTATTTACATTAACTACTCCAAATGGAATTCTACTGACTCGATCTGAAATTATGACTCCAGTTACAAACAGAGAATTTGAGTATAGAGAAAACGAAAAGAAAAAAGATATCTTTTTAATCAAACAAGAGTATTTAAATATAATGAAAGAAGAGATTGAAACTCTATTTTCATATGATACTGCATATAAAATTGACGAATCAGGAATTAGATTTTCAGAGACGCCATAAAAAAGGGGGCAGTGCCCCCAGAAAAGTATGGAATTACTTCAGTCTTCTTCAGCAAGTCGAGCAAAGTAACTTAGAGTGTCGTCTTCATCTTCATCGCTAGTAGAACGAGAAGAGAAGGAAGGAGTGGCAGAAGTAGCAAAAGAAGTGATGTTTTCATTTACTTGTGACTCTTCATCTTCATAGGTTTCACGATCAATTCGCTGAGTTGGCTTTGAATTGAGTACATCATTTAGACGCTTCTGTAGTTCTTCAAATGTTTTAAAGTTACTGTCAGAAGTAAATTGTGCAAGGCTATAAGTTTTGGAATAGATAGCCTCTAGTTGGTCATCATCATAATTTCCTAGAGTTCCTGGATCTGCAAACTCAGACTTATCATAGTTCCAGTATCCGTCAACTTTGCGAAGTTTGATTTTGAAATCGGCACCAGTCCAGAAATCAAATGGATTAATTGGCTTCTCATCTGCGAATGCAGGTTGCATAGCTTCAGTAATCTTATCAAAGATCTTCTTGCCAAACTTGTAAAGAAATACTTTACCTTCGTTTTCTGGATGAGCAGGATCTTTGATGACGTAGATATTGCTATAGTATGATAGCTTACGCTTTTGTTTGCGAGCAACTTCTTTATCTTTCTCACTACCACTGTTCCAGAGTTGACGATTCAGTTCACCAACTGGATCTTTTTTGTTCAGGGTAGTAAGTGAGTTCTCGATATACCAACCACCAGGACCTTGGAAAGCGTGACTCCAAACTTTAGCCCAAGGAACATCTTCACCTTCAGGTGGAGGTAGGAAACGAATTACAGCATAACCATTGCCTGCTTTGTCCATTTCTGGCTTCCAAAAGCGATCATCAGTACCACCTTCAGTGGTTGACATTTTTTCGATCTCTTGTGTTAGCTTTTCAAAGGCATTGCCAGAGTTACGCTTGAGTGTTGCAAAAGACATGTGTATTCTCCGTATTTGTTGTATTAGATGGATTTGGCTTGTGGTCCCCAACCCATATGACTATGGTAGCAGGGTCAGATAGATTTGTCAAGTCTTTCCTTGGCTTTGGCGATGTCCTCTTTCATGTGAGTAAAGATTTGTGACACATCAACATCTGGAGGCACCCCAAGGAAAACAGCAGATGCTCTTAGCATTTCAACGAATTCTTCAGCTTCTTTATCACTTGAATACTTAGCTCTGAAATATAGAAATTCTTGAAGTTCTACAAGTCTTTCTAATTTATCAAGACATTCAATACGATTTTCTTCAGTTTTTTTATATGGACTATACATCAAGAAAGAAATCTCTTGATATAAGTTTGTCATTTCTTCTATTTCATTACGAATTAATTCTTGTTCAAAAAAAGACATTAGTGCTATACCTTCGACAAAAGTATCTGTTTATATTTAGGTTTGTCTACTGAAAGGAATGGTTCGTATTTTACTACTTTTCTTCTCAGTTCTGGCCATACTATAGGATCTTGAATAGTTTTATCAAAATCTTTAACATAGTTTAATAACTGGTTAAATATAACCAATGTTTCTAAGGTTATAGATTTGGACAAATACTTTTTTAATAATGGAGGATGAGTAGAAGTTATCTTAAAAATTCCTTCAAAATCAGTATCTTTTAGTAGAGTGTCCACATCGTTTGAAAATATGAAACTCATACTTTGAATTTTTCTTTGCCATTCTGAATATACAGAGACATGTTCTACTTTAGAAATGTCTCCAATCCAAGTGTCTTCATTTTGCACAAAATGAGATACAAAATATTGTATCAATTGATCATGATCAAATTTTGTAGCTAACTTTTTAAAAAAATATTTGTCTCTTCTTTTCTCAAAGGATTCTAAAGTTGTTCTAGTTTTTCCATTGAAAGTAAAGAAATTGTAGTTGTCTTTGGTGAAGTGCAGTTTGATGGCAAGATATAATTTGTATACATCAAATCCATTCATAAAGGCAATCTTGCACGAGAAGTTTTTTTCATAAAGTTCATGCGTTGAGCATCAACCTTAATCTTTTCTTTAAGTGGTTTTGAAATTAATTTTGAAACATTCTCAATTTGAATGTCATTCTCTTCGCAGTAAACTAATACTGCATCAATGTAGGAGAGGCCGCCATGATTGGAACGAACAATCTCTTCTACTTCCATAGAAAATTTTGATGCTGTCATAAATTTGTCTTCAAATAATTCATCTAAATGTTTGTTGTTCATAGGCTCGGATGTATTCCATTAGTACTTTCATGTATTTCATGATGTCGTACTCCTGGAAGACTTGGATTTCTCCATCCTCACAGGCAATCAAAGTTACAAGTTTTTTTACTTTAATGCCAGTACGCTCATAATACATCATTGCATAAGCACATTCTTGAGCAACATAGTTTTCAATCCACTCTCTTTTTTTGGGTTCAGTGGAACTTTTAAAATCTATGATTGCTAATTCGTTTTCGTATTCTGCAATGCAATCAACTCGTCCAGCAAGTTTTAGTTTATCGCTGTACAATGCCCCTTCTAAAACATGAATGTTATTAATTCGATCTAGAAAGGGTTTTAAATGTTTAAACATGAATAGAGGAAGTACTTTATCTTTGTACTTCTCTTCATTGAACATATTATTTAGGTAGTCTTCATTCATAGAATGAAGATTAGTTCCTCGTGAAGCTGCTCTAGAAGAAATACGATTTGCTTCTGCCTCACCTACACGCTTTCTCCACTCAATAATAGATTGCTTTTTAGTAGCTCCAATAACAGTAGTAACGGAAGGGTATTTGTTACCTTCTGGAGTAACATATAACCTTCCGTTGTCTGAGGTTATGGATTCTAAGTCAATCAACGGAGCATGATTTAAATGTATAAACACTGTTTAAAATCCCAAATTTAATTTACTAATTAGATAACTTCTGATTAACCCAGAACGTACAATATCAGGAATACCAAATTCAACCATGGAAAATTCTTCCATAGTATTCAGAATACTCATGAAATTCAGTACACCATTCTTTTCATTTGTTTTGACTAGATCCGTCTGCTGAACATCGCCACAGAAAATAATCTTAGCGTCCTGACCAACACGAGTGATAATAGAATCTAGTTCATGGAAATTTAGATTCTGACTTTCATCTACAATGATGATGCAATTATCTAGAGTTGTTCCACGAATGAATGAAGTACTCCAAAAGCTGACAGTTCCTTGACCTTTTAGATTGCCATATAGTGCTTCAAATGAAGCATCGTCTGGCATCTCAAACATGTATTTTACCATGTTCTTGTAGGGAATCTGATACAGACTTGACTTATCTTCATGGTCTCCTGGAAGGAACCCAATCTCTCTAGTAGAAACTAGAGAACGAACCATATAAACTTTTTCATATGGAGTTCTTTCGTTTAAGACATCTTTGAGAGCAAGATATAAACTAATGAAAGTTTTACCAGTGCCAGCAGCACCATAAAGAAACAGATTCTTATCCTTGGCATATTCATCGAATACTTTTTCTTGTGCAGGAGTAAGTGGTTGAATATCAACCATATGTTCAGAATCAATTGGCTTCTTGCGTCTCATTTTTTTAGAAGACATGTCTGCAAATGAACTTTCAACTTTTTTTCTACGGGAACTTGTCATACTTCAAAAGTGGAATTGGGATATGATTTTTTGATGCGACCTAACACATCTTTGAATGTACCAGGGACTTTCGTATTCTTCCAGTCCCCTACCTCACTAATCGAGGTCATTCCAGTTGGAACTTGGGTGATGTGTGGGTTTTCTTTTAGATATGGCTCTCGTTCAGCCATATACATCCACTTCTCAAACATTTCTCCAGTATTATTATCTAAAAATTTATACGTTGGCATGTGATTTAAACCATTCAGGAATAGTAGAAGGAGACTTCCATTTTGCAAAAGCAATTTTATCTCCAATGTAATAATTGCGATAAGACTGAATTGTGTCAGTTTGCTTATATTTATCGGGCATAGCTGGAGGGGGATCCTGCCAACCAAGATCAGGAAGATTATTTGGGGGATGATTCAAATATGCTTTTAGGGATTCAGTAGCATGAAACTTGCCATATCTCCTGGTGTATTCAATGCAGCATTGTTCAAAGAGTTCGTAGAGCCACTTATAATGTGATTTAGAACTCCTAACCCAAATAGCAGAAGGATGGTTGACATGACAAGCTTTATAGAGATTCGATTCTCGTGGCTCATCGAGTTTGAATCGTTTGACTTGTCTATTTTTATTAGAAAGTTCGTAATAACCAATACCGTCGAGAACTCGATGAGCAGTAGATAGAAGTTGTGCATATTCTACAATCATTTTGACAACATGTTTATCACAATGTTCTTGAGCACACACAACTGGATTATAATTCAAATAAAAGATGTTCATAATATAAAAGTAGGATTTGTTACCAGTCTAGTGCAGTTGCAACGTCTGGGAATGCAGTTTTGAATACTTCTTTACATTCTGTTGCAATGTCCATATGTTCTTTTTGAGTTCCATTCTTTTCACGAAGATTGATATAATGAATCCATGACCTGGCTGAACCCTTCATATAGATTCTAGTTGGAGTTGATAGTGGAAGTACAAACCTTGCACATTCCTTAGCAACTCCTTGGCCAAGAAGATTATTATAAAGTTGCTGACCTCGTTCAAAGTATTCTTGAATTTCTCCTTGCATCTTTAATTTTTTATAGTCACCAAAATCATCAATTGAATTCTGGCGGTTTTTTGTATCTTGTCTACGAAGATCTGGAATTAATGGTTTATCAGATAGAAGTTTTGTATCAGCATAACGTTGTGAGAACTCTTGAAATGTGAAGCTCCTGTGACGTAAAATTTGTGCTGCGATACCTCTAGTAGTATTAATTTCTAGAGTCATATCTGCTTGTTCAAAGATAGACCAATGACCTTCACGAATACAATACTTAAGAAGACCAGCAGCAGTGCCAAAATTTTCTTGATTAGCTGGATTACTTACTCTAGCAGTGTAAGTAATCACTTCTTGTGCATTCTTACCTTCTAGTTTTCCTGCACCTTGACTAAGTGAAATCAAATAAACATTACTCATAATTACTTTTTCTTTTTAGGTTCCTTTGGTTGAACTCCCCATAATTTGGGGTTGACTTTACCATCAGTCCAGCGAATATCTTTCAAACCTTCTCGATACTTATCCCAGTACATGTCAAAGATCTGAGCCCGCTTGTTACACACTATTATATCATACCTGATGTCGTTGTCAACCTCATAGGTGACTAGGTATGAATTTAATGGTAGTGTTTTATCTTTTGCTAAATTTTTGTCACAATTTTGATGTACGATTTTACACATATCACGACCTATTTCCCCACTTGATTTCAGGATAAGCTTCTTCAACACAAGCTTTAGTAATCTTGTACTTTTTGCCCAAAGTTTTATCTTTGACCATACAAAGAACTTTAGCTTCATCTTGATGAAGACTTTCTAGAAGTTGAATAAACATAGTCTCACGCTTGTTATTTGCGAGACCATCATTGCCACCCTTTACAAAGTTGTAAAGAATTCTATACTCATGAAGCAATCTAGTATGTTCGGTATCTACTGGAGCTTCATTTGCAGTGTATGGAACTTCTCCTTCGGGGAGCAATGAAGTTACACTGTCGTCAAAGTTCCAAATTAGAATAGCTTGTAGAGCTAGTGACTTGTATTTGTGCAGTAGTTCAATTTTTTCTTTTTTTGTTTTTGCGTTAGATACTTTTTGAAGAACTTCTGATATCAAAAGTCTTTCTACTGGTAATTCAGCCATGTTTAAAAATCCTCCATTTCATTTAATAGTGAAATTAACTTATGTTCAATAAAATAATTTATTGATATCTTAGTTGGGGTACTACTATTTAACAAAGTATACTCAGAGACAATTTTATCTTGTATTGCATCTGGAATAAAAGTTAAATCAATTAACTTTAAATTGCGTTGATAATTTATCAACTGCTCTTCATTACAGTATGTTTCTGGTTCGCAATTTACCCACTTAGCAATATTCTTTTTACTAATTGGTCGTTGCCTTTTCCCAGAAACAAACGTATCAGATGGTGATAAGAAATTTGGAATTCCATCTGATCTGTCACCTTTAATCACATGTTCTTTAATATACAATTTAGGATCTATTCCATCATTAACATATTTTTTTAGAACTGGATTGTATTGAGTAACACAAGGATACTTAGACAATTGTATAAAATCTTTATCTCCAGATAAGATTAAAACTTTTTCTGTCTTTAAATTTTCTTTTTGTAGTTTGATATTTTGGACAGAAACATATTTAGACAATGTTGCGATAATGTCATCTGCTTCTGCTCCATAAACTTCCATCACAAGATATGGAAAATTGTCACGAATTTCATCTCTGATTTTATTTAAAATTTCAAAGATTTGATTCCAATCAAATGATGATTTCTCTCTGTCTTTTTTTCTATTTTGTTTGTAATATGGAAAAAATTCTTTTCTCCAATAGTGTTTACTATCATAGCAAAGAACTAAATTTCCATAATCTGCATGAAACTTTTTTTTGTATGCTTTGAGTGAGGTCAAGACCATGTGACGGACCATATTTTCATCTAGTCCGTCACTCACCCTAGTTTGCATCATCAAATTGCTAATCATGCACTGATTCATATCAACCAGTATCATAAATTAATCCTCTTCATCTTCGTCTTCGTCGTCTTCTTCAAAACGTACAGCAATCAATTCCTCCGTAATATAGTTTCCATTTTCATCATACATTTCTGGATGTCCAGTATTTGAATGATTTGAAATAGGATTGAAATATTCATTAGCGAACCATCCAAAAACCATACCAACTAGAAATGATAATCCTATTAGAACAAATCCTACTGCAAACACAGTAAGTAAAAGTAATAGATTGCCCATGGTTCTTTCCTTTAGAATGTTAGTCTTGTGTTTCTTCTACGAAGATCTTGACTTCCACTCTATAGTTTCTCTTGAATATGGAAACTAGTTTATCGAAGTGGAAGTCAGGCTTTTGCAAGTCTTTTTTCCTCCCACTTATCATTGCTCTTACATTTTTATTTAGCAACTTTTCATCAATCGGATTCATTTAATAACTTTAATTAGAATGTGATTTGAAGTCATCCTACCAGTTGCAACTTTAGGTTTTGTTGTCAAATGAGACCCTATAGTTTCTGCATTGAATTTACTGCATGAACTTACTTCGGTGAGAAATTCTTCTGGTTTCCTGAGAGTGCGAACCCAAGATTTGTCTGGATCAAATCCATCTATCATTGTACGACGCACAGATAAAGATCTGCCAGTATAGTAACAAAGCTCTCGTTTATCTACATTATATAGAAAAACATACTTGGCACCAATAATATCAGTTGCAGGAAGAGTTTTGTAAATTGTACCTCCAAGATCAAATTCTTTGTCGTACAATGTGACGAATCGCACTAGTTTTTCTGGTGTAACTCGACGCTTCTTGCGAATTATTTTTTTAGAATTTTTATAGGAATACAAATCATCAACGATTTGATTTAAAAGTTCTTTAAAATCACGAAGCTCTGGACGACGAAAGTTTGAGTATCCTTCCTTTACAACAGGATCTTCTCCATCAAGTGCAATTGAAAGTTCTTCAATTTGCTCATTTACAAACTGAAGTTTATTTTCAACAAAGTCATTAATAGTCCTTCGATCAATATCTTCAGATCGAAGGAATTGAATAAAATTAGCTTTAGGTTTTTTCCGAGTTACTACAAAATCATCAATGATGGTATCAATAAATGCAGCAATTTCACTCATACTAGATTGTTCTCCTTTAGATACGAGATAGTTTCAGTACAACCACCAACTAAGGTATCATCAATTAATACTCTAGGAAATGTGGAACCTTCTCCAAATTCAGCAATAAAACTGTCTCTAGTAAAATGTTCATCAAGTTTATATTCTACAAAATCTAATTTAATTAGATTGAATACCTGTTTAATTTTTTCACAATAAGGACAATTTTCCTTACTGTAGATCGTAATTTTCATGTCCGATTTGATTCACGTTCCTAGTATAGCAAAAAAAGAGGGGGCTGTCAAGCCCCCATTCATATCAAAATTTTTTAAACATCCATTTAAATTTTATATATCTGAGCTGAACTTCTACTAAAAAATGATTAATTTTTATAGTAATCCAATCTAATACATTTGGATCACTGATGCAGATGTAAGCAAATACAATACAAAATAAAGTTAGATACAAATGCAATTCCATTATTCTAATGGATCATCAGTAGTTACATTTTCTGCTTGATTAAAATAACCACTTTCCATAGCTTCTTCTAAACATTGTCTAATAAGTTCTTCTACTGTAATGCCTTTTTCTTCAGCCATTATATGAGCTAAAGCAGCAGTTGTATCATCTAGTTCAATTTCAATTTCTTGGTTTTCAGTATTCATGATGGTAAATTAAAATTAGGGAATTCATCATATCCAGGAGGATAATCTTTTTCTTCGTTGTAACAAGAATTTATACATGGAGAATCTACTTTACGATATTGACAAACTCTTTTTGCCAGATACTCTAGATTTCCAGGTTTTCCAAATGAGAATTTAGCAAGTCCGTCCTCAATAATTACTCCACATGCAGGACATTTTTCCATGGTGGTTCAATATAGAGTGATACTATTTAGTCTCACCTTGATATTTTTGTTTTAATTCATTAACAATAATTATTGCCTTTTTTAATCCTAAGGCATAATCATTATGTCCGTATTTAATTGAAATTTGTACACTATGTTGAATCCTTTCATAGAATTCTTTGTAAAACTGTTCATTCATAAAATTCATAACGAACAACGGAGAGAAGGAGAGTCGAACTCCTAAGGGCTTTAACACCTCGACTGTTTTCAAGACAGCTGCAGTCGCCAATCTGCTTGCCTCTCCAAAAAGTAACCAAAGGTTACTTATTATATATTATGGATTCATTGAAATCTTGGCATCCAATTGACGAATTTCGTGCAAAGGACTTCTCATGTATCGTTTAATTTTTTTCAATTGTTTATTTAATTGTTTGAGTTGCTCAAGATCTTTTTTAATTTCAGCAGGAGTTTTAATCCTATCTTCATTCAGACTAAGTTCTGGAGTTAAAACTGTTTCCTCTTCAGTTACTTCTGTAGATTCAACATCAATGATTTGTTCTTCCATTATGAAATTCCTTTAAATATTGAACTGCCTTATATAGGCTTTGTAAATTGTCTCCTAATTGACCCAACCCTACATTACAAGGGTCGCACAACCATCCACGAAATTCGCCAGTTTCATGGCAGTGATCTAATACAATTTTTTTATTATGTGGAGGAACTTTTCCACATAGGTCACAAACTTTTGGTTTTGGTGGTGCAGTTTTTTTTAACTTATACCGAAGTTTGTTTTGCTCACTAATACATTGTCTGCAACGAGTATCATGCCGATCTTTATGGCCACGATGGCCAGGGAAATCTTTTATGAACTTTTGTTCTTTGCAGTACACACAGACTTTTGTAGTAGTCTCAGAAATTTCACTCATAAAAAAGAGAGCCGTGTGTGGGCTCTCTTATTGTACCATATTATCTTAGGTTTGTCAACCGATGGCTGGTGCAGTGAGAGCAACAGGAGTGCTATCAGCAGCAGCAAGATCTAGAGGAAAGTTGTGAGCATTGCGCTCATGCATTACCTCAAAGCCAAGGTTGGCACGGTTGAGAATGTCTGCCCAGGTGTTAACCACACGACCACTGCTATCAAGCAGCGACTGGTTAAAGTTGAATCCGTTCAGGTTGAACGCCATGGTTGACACGCCCAGAGCAGCGAACCAAATACCGACAACAGGCCAAGCTGCCAAGAAAAAGTGAAGACTACGACTGTTGTTAAAAGAAGCATACTGGAAAATAAGACGCCCAAAGTACCCGTGGGCAGCAACGATGTTGTAGGTTTCTTCTTCTTGTCCGAACTTGTATCCATAGTTCTGGGACTCATTTTCTGTCGTCTCACGTACAAGACTAGAGGTGACAAGAGATCCGTGCATAGCAGAGAAAAGAGAACCACCGAAGACCCCAGCAACTCCCAGCATGTGGAAAGGATGCATGAGAATGTTGTGTTCTGCCTGGAAAACAAGCATGTAGTTGAAAGTTCCTGAAATCCCCAGAGGCATCGCATCAGAGAAGGATCCTTGACCGAAGGGATAAACCAGAAACACTGCGCTAGCAGCAGCAACGGGTGCAGAGTAGGCAACACAAATCCAAGGACGCATACCCAGTCGGTAAGATAGTTCCCATTCACGACCCATGTAAGCATAGATACCAATCAGAAAGTGGAAGACAACCAGTTGAAATGGTCCACCATTATATAGCCATTCATCAAGTGAATTTGCTTCCCAGATTGGATAGAAGTGAAGTCCAATAGCATTGGATGAAGGAACAACAGCACCTGAAATGATGTTATTTCCATACATTAGAGAACCAGCAACAGGTTCACGGATACCGTCGATATCGACAGGAGGAGCAGCAATAAAAGCAACAATGAAGCAGATAGTAGCAGCGAGTAGGGTAGGAATCATTAGAGTTCCAAACCAACCGACATAAAGACGATTATCGGTAGAAGTTACCCACTCACAGAACTGTTCCCAAATATTACTTTCACGCTGTTGAGCGAGAGTAGCAGTCATAGTTCTAGAAGTCCGTAAAGTTTATGAAAGAATATGTAAAGGAATGTTTCGATTCCTTAACACTTATTTATATTAGCACCCCCAGCCAGCTTTGTCAAGGGGTCTCCCATAAATATAGTTGAGTTCAAAAAGATCTATGTACAGACTTAACTCAGAAGATATTGACTATTTAATTTTAGCATGTAATGCTTACCAAGATAAAACTGGTTCTGAAGAAATGTGGGATGTATTTAGTGAACTGAAAGAAAAATTATATACCTATATGGAGCAAAACCTATATGGACGAGAGAAGAACATTTAATACTCCAGTCAGGGAACCTTGGAATGCTCCTATTCATAATATACTAAAAGCCATAGATAACCACACAAAACAATATTTAAAAACTGAAAATCCCTGGCATGAAGAAAAAGCCAACATGCTAAGGGAATATTTACATGAACTAAAAACTTGGATACATAAAGAAGAAGGTAAATCAAACAATGGAACTTAATATGGGAACCATCGCAACTTCACTTATAGGTGCTGCACTTATTGGTGGATTCACTAGTTTCTGGGGACTGCAACAAAAAACAGCGGTGCAAGAACAAAAAATTATTCAAATTGAAAAAACTCTTCAAGAAGTAAAAGAAGAGCAAGAAAGAAAACTAGATAGAATACTTGACGCAGTAGAGAAAAAATGAATCAATTTCCTTGGGGAGTTGCAATAGGACTTGGAATAGTTCTACTAGGAACTTTATGCTGCATAGTCTACATCATGATGTTAGACTACTTAGAAGGTAATGACAAGAACAATACTCATTGAGTTTTTAATAATAGCAAGATTATTAACTAATGATGGAATGATGTTAGAAAATAGAAGACCTCAACCGAAAAAACAATCGGCTGAGGTCATTCGTTTTATTCGTAGACCAGCTAAACGAGGTAGAAAATTATTTTATTTTAGATAGCCCAGTTTCCCATAATGCACCTTCTGCTCTGCGTCTTCTAGCGAGTCCTTTCTCTACACTGGACCCTGGATTACGATAACGATACAGTGCCTCTGGAACAAGATGCCATGACTTTTCTTTTAGTACTTTCGTGATTGTAGTAAACCCAGAAGAGCCATAGAAATTTGCTCCTAGATTATATGCAAATGAAAGTAGTGCTCCTCTCATTTCATCATTCATTTCATTCCAATATGGAATCTTGGTAAGTGGTGGAATAAATTGATTGCGTACTTGATACTCAAAAAGTTCTTCAGCCTGTGCTTGAGTAATCTTATCAGTAATTTTAAATGGTTTTCCATTTAAATCTTTGGTACTTCCCCAACCAATTGTAATAGGAAGTCCACCAGTAAGTGGGTCATAATAAGCACTTAAATGACACCCTTCAAATTCCTTGATTAAATCTAAACCGCATTTAGGTACAATATCATTCTGTTCTTGTTTATATTCATTCCTAAATCTTTTAGCAAACTCATTCAGTACATTTGGTGAAGTGTTTTGTTGTAAATATTCCCATGCATCCATTTGATGCATATATCCTTTAGTATGGGTGGCCGCATCAGTAAGTTTTATAGTCATAAAAAAAGGAGGTGTAGAACCTCCTGTATTTATTAAATTGGTTTAAACAATTCACCAAACACCAGGAATTACTTGCCCAGTAGTGAAATATGCACCAACAGCAGCGACGAATCCAAGCATAGCAAGCCTGCCATTCCAACGCTCTGCACGTTCAGTAAAGATTTTGTCCATAGTTACCTCCTCAAAAAATTCCGAAGAAAAATTTACCTGTGATAGAATAAGAAATAAACCCAGCAATAATACCGAGCATAGCCCAGCGTCCATTTGTACGTTCCTTAATTTCTGATGGGGAATACATCCCGTAGTTTTCATAATACATAGTGGGCTCTTTAGCAAACATATTTTGCTGCCCATGCTCATTTGTTGTAACAGTCATAATAATTTATTTGTTTGATTTAACAGTTGTTTTTTCGTTATCATATAACATTCCTTTTCTAATTAAATCTATAACTAACCTAGAAGTAGTAATAAATTTTTCATCGCTAATAGTTTTCAATTGTTGCAATAAATCTATATCTTTTTCTCTAAAAGAAATATTAAGATTTCTTTGTGTAGTCATAATTACAAAATGTTACATTGTTATATATGAAAAAAGGGGGTTTGGCCACCCCCAAATATTATTAAATCAGAACTTAAAGCCCAGACCAGTAGTGAATACTGGACTATACGAACCATTGGTTGCACCATAGCTGTTAGCAGCATTGGTGGTAGGGAACTTAAGGTCTGCAAATCCAACTAGAGAATTTGTGATACGACCTTCTACACCAAGAGCAAGTACAACTTGCCCCTTCTCGCCAACAGCAGACTGGAAGTTAGCAGCAGTATTGTTTACGAAAGGAATCTGATAACCAACACCAGCGTAGAGGTTAGCCTTGCTTACGCCAGAAGCGGCACGAGCGATACTCCAATCATAAGAAAGAAGAGCACCACCAGCAGCACCGATTTCTCCAGCAGGAGTGCCGACGAAGTTAGCATAAGGACGAACAGCAACAGCATTCTGATTGCCAAAGGTCTTTACAGCATAACGTGCTTGAATAGTACCACCAGAGATAGTACGATTTTCGGTATAACCATTACCATCAACACCCTGCTTGTTTAGAAGAACACCAGCACCTAGGTAGTTACCTACGCCTTGAGCCTTCTGGGCAGCAGCTAGTTCTAGGGCAGATACACGAGCATTAGTTGCACCTAGCTCTTTAGCAAATTCTGCACGAAGAGCAGCAGCTAGTTGTGCATCTGCAGCAGTCTGGAATTCACTAATACGGTCAAGACATGCATTAGTGAGTGCAGCAAGTTGAGCACGAGTAGCAGGTTCACCAGGACGGAAAGTACCATCAGGGAAACCAGCAACACAACCATAACGTGATACTAGGTTAGAAATAGCCTGGTATGACCATTCGGTTGGTTGAACATCACGCAGTTGTGAAACACTGGTGACTTGTGCCATGGCAGGGGCAACCATAGAAGTTGCAACAACACCAGCAGCAATAATTGAACGAATCATCATAATTGAAAATGATTAAGTACAGATTTTATTTATATTTTTGGGAAGTGGTTGGAATCGAACCAACTACTTTATGCATTGTCTGCGTCCCGTTCCAGTTGGGTTCACTTCCATGAAACTCCTAGTATACTAGGAGTTAGCGGGAATTGTCAATCCCCATTGCAGGCTCGCCACCAATTTTGATTACGAGAAAATTGGAAACTCGGCGGGAGTTAAACTCCTCATCCGCACCAGTCGGCATATTTACTGTCCAATCCGACGAGGACTAATTTTGGGTCATGTTTGACTCCACCAGGGCAAGTTTTTAAGTCATTCCGAGACTTCTATATTTTTATATATTTGCCAGATATATTTTTTGTGTTCCTCAAGTTTAACAATAGTCTCTTGAATTTTAACATAGTCATTCAAGTTCATACGGTCTTGAATTTGTTTGAGTGTTGTAATTACACTCTGTATTTCATCGCAAACATGTAATAACTTGAGTGAACAGTATTGGGTATTTTGCATAAGGGGTTGCTCCCGACCAGGGCAAGTTTAAAGTCATTCCGAGACTTATTTATTTGAGTTAGATACCTTCTTAGATTCTATGTTACATTGATTACAATAAAACGAAAAACCAGAACGAAAGTATTTTACCACTTGAAAATGTTCTTTGTCAAGAGGTTTTTCAGTGTGACACCTAGAACAGTGTCTAGTCCCACCACCAGCAGAGGTTTGTGAGCGTTGCGAGAAACTGCTCATGATAGACTGTACGACTTGGATTAGGTTTACCATCTTTCATGTCTTGGAGATACTGAATTATACCACGAACGACAGGAGTATCTTGGAAGTATTCGTGCATTCTGTAACAATCAAACTTCTCATTGTATTCAATGAAGTCATGAAGAGGGTCTATGTTACGACGATAACCATAAACAAATACATCTTCATCTTTGATGCCATGCTTGTTAATAATTTCTAATGGATAAAACTTTTCTCCATTCTCATCTTCAACTGCATCCTCTTCCTTTTCTTTCGTGTCAAATTTAAAATGAAGACCATCATAATACTTGTTTAATAACTCTTCACTTGTTGCTACACGAATAGTTTCATTCTCCTTCATGATATATTCCATACGACCCTTCGCATCCTCGTTAGTCAAACGGAATACAATGTTTCCAATGTAATAATCTACTGGACCACCATATAGATGTGATGATTCTCTTTTTCTGAACGAGAGATGAATAATTTCAAATCCAGGGTCTTCGTGTTCAGATTCAACCAGTCCTTGTGAAATAGTCATACTTCAAAATTGTCAAGGTCTTTACCAGCTTTGATATGCTGCTTACGAAGTTTTTTTAACTCCTTCATCATGTCTTTAATTTGTTTGTATGCTTCATCAGCACTAATCTTATCGCCAATTTCTAGACCAACGATAAGTTCTACCTTATCACCAAATCTAGCAAGTGCTCTTTCAAATTCAGTAAGCGATTCGTACATAATAAGTTAAAAGGTTAACTAAGCCCCTGACATGACTTGAACATGCGACCTGAGCTTTACAAAAGCCCTGCTCTATCCAACTGAGCTACAGAGGCACTAATCATTTGGCATATCTTCTGGATTTTCTAAATCCACAGGAAACAAACAAGGATGACATTCTTCATCAATAAGATAAAAAGAAGTTCTATACAAATCTTCTGAAGTATAATCTTGATTGCTTGCTGCCTCTACTTGAACATATGGGTCTTCTAGCTTTAATGCAGGAAGTTCATCAAAAGTAAACGGAACATTATTGATGAAATACATTTCTACAATTTCACTATTATAATAACAATATTTTGAAGAGATTCTGTATTTCATGTCTGTATCTACCGATACATGTATTTAGTGGTAGGAGGGGAGGACATTACCTTGCGCCTCCCTCTTTACATTACCTAGCCAGTGACCAGGAAGAGGTTTTGGTTCCTACAGTTTGCTACGGCATTCTGGTTTATCTTTCCAGCGCAAGTAGCAACTCCCCCGACAAGAATCGAACTTGTAACCCCAGTGTTAACAGCACCGTGCTCTGCCTAATTGAGCTACAGGGGAATAAAGTCAGTGTTGTTCTAAAAGATACTCCACTGTGTTTGCAATATCATTCATTGCAATTCTTAAATCTGGTTGTTGACCCGACTCCATTTTAATAATAGGGCGATGGTCATCTGTGAGAGTCCATCGCCATTGATTCATTTCTTTACAATACCAAAGATTAATTTTCATGCTTGAAGTATTCGAGTCTTAACCAGTTGAGAAGTGCGTTGATTTCAAATGAAGAATGACGTGGTGTGCCGAGATAATACTCAGACGTTTCTGCTTCAGAAGCATACATTTCAAGTGCTCTAATAGCAACTTCTCTGTCTCTTTGTGAAATAAGTGACATTGTATTTATCCTCAAGGATAAAAGCGGGGTATCGGAATCGAACCGACGACATCTAACTTGGAAGGATAGCGTTCTACCGCTGAACTAACCCCGCAGTGACCCCTCTGTTTGAGCATTGTTAATAGGCTTGAGGGGTGTTGATTTTATTTAGGTAGTGAAATTAATCTCTGGTTTTGGATTAATTTGATTGAAAGTAATTACATCATCATAATTCGTTGCAAAAGGAATTCCACCTTCTACGTTGAAATCTTCCTTTGGAGTGGAAACTTTGTTCATGATAATAATGTAACCAAGTTTCTGTAAAGCTTCCGAAATAGAATGAAGAGTATATGGGTCTTCATGCATTGCACCCAGTTCTAGTGCAGAACGAAGTGCATGTTCAGCTTTTTCAATTTGATACTTAACTGAGTCTCCCATAAAAAATAATATAGTGGGAATGGAGAATAGGGGACTTGAACCCCTGACTTATAGCTTGCAAAGCTATCACTCTACCAACTGAGTTAATTCCCCAGATGGATTAGGTGTGAGACCAGGGACCTAACCTCTATCCGTATGCTGACTTTGCAGTTCAACGACGAAAGTTATAGCAAACATCTGCCTACATATAACTTTTTGGTTTACCGTCAGAAAAAGTTCTGGTAACGGTAATCGGGGTGATAGGATTTGAACCTACGGCCCCTGCTTCCCAAAAGCAGTGCTCTATCCAAGCTGAGCTACACCCCGTGGTAGTCTCACCGAGGATTGAACTCGGATTTTTACCTTGAAAGGGTAACGTCCTAACCAGTTAGACGATGAGACCTTGATGGAAGAATAAGATGCATGTTTAATCTTGATTTAAAATCAAGCGGCTTCATTATTCTTCCCAATTCCAGTTATTGCTGAGACATCATCTACACACTGGCAAACTCTGATGATGAATGTTTTGGGTGAGTGGTGGGATTCTGTCATACCCACAACTGGAAGGTTACACTGACAACCGTATTCCAGAACTTAGATTCTTCTTGGTGAGAAGTTCTATACCTTTGATTTCTCAACGATACAGCGGGCACCACCCCTAATCTATTACATTATCCCGTGAGTAACCACAAAGATTTTTCTGTCACACTCTTTGGAAACCCGTCGATTTCCAATGGGAATACTGGGAGTTGAACCCAGACTAAGCCCTTATAAGGAGCCCGCTCTAACCATTAAGCTATACTCCCAAGACTAAATTATCGAACTTCGTAATCTAGTCTTCTTATTCGTCTTTTAGGAGCCACTGGTTCCATAATCTTTTGCTTTTCTTTTGGTTTTGTAAATCCACTGACCATTTCAATTCTGCTCATGTCTTCAGCAATCATAACAGGTAATCCATTATTGTCAAGTCGTATGTAGGCTCTATTGGGGCACTTACATGATTGACCACGGTTTGGCTGTGTTACTTGCAATTCAGTGTTGCAATCTTTGCATCTAATTTTGTACATTGTTTCATACCTTAAATATTCAGTTGTCACGACTCAGGAGGGACTTGAACCCCCGACCAACTGCTTATCACCTTATAAGGACTTGAACCTTATTAAACCACCTGGAAGGCGGAAGGCAGATGCTCTATCCAACTGAGCTACTGAGTCAATTATGTGTGTAGTATATCAGACTATTCTTGGTTTGTCAAGGGGCAGTCTGGAGCCCATGGAGCACAGAGTCGGATTTCTCCTCCAAGTGCTTGACACTCATCAGTATAGCACACGGAGGTGTCTACTGGTTTCTCTGAGCGTCGTGGTGATGGTATTTTAACAGTTCCATCGTCTCCTGTCAAGCGTTCATAATCTGAAATTGCTTTATCAACATCTCTCTTAACACGACGGTCAAGAAGTGTTGGTTCCTTTATTATATAGTCGTTTAATTGACTATTTGGAAAATACTTTCTTTGAATTTCGTCAATCAGGTCATACCAATGTATCTCATCAATCCCTGTACATTTTGTAAGTACTCCTACTGATGATGTAAGTATTACCCCAATGATTGCAAAATTTATTACCTGCTTCTTATTCATGAGGAAGGGGAGAATCAAATCTCCCCATTATTTATCTGTTAAACTCGTGAGTAACAGATACTAGCCACTCCCTGTCCTGGGTGTGCAATAGTAGAGAATGCCCCGTAGGACAGGTCAAGGTCTCGTCCTCCGACATATGGACCTCTATCATTCACTCGCACAATAACTGACTTACCATTTCGTTGATTAGTCACTCGTAATCTAGTACCAAATGGAAGCCATTTATGTGCTACAGATTTACCATATGCATTGTATCTTTCACCGTTAGCGGTGGTTTGACCGTGATACCCATCACCTACACCATAATGTGAAGCCAGTGAGCATCCGCTGGCTGCTTCAGCTTTTTGGGGCGTAAATCCAAGAAGTGTTGAAGCAATAAGAAGTGTTGAAATAAAACGCATTTAAATTAATAGAACTCTACATCCCAATAGAGAAAGGGGTATACCTCTCTTTCAAGAGGCAATCTCCTGGGCACAAAATGGTAACAACTCAATCGCTTATAATAAAAATTGGTGTTACCAATGAGAAGGGAGGGAATTGAACCCCCGATGGTTCTTATGTAACGGTTTTACAGACCGCAGCCACACATATTGCCAACAGTAGCCACCTTCCCGATAAGCCTGAAGCTAGTAATGCCTCCTTCTATGCTATCTGCATAACGAGTAACATATTTCCAGCAGGACTGGTGACGGATGGTGTCAACAGGTTTACTGGCTTCAGACTTAAGACAAGCTTAACACACTCTTATTTGGTTGTCAAGGTACTTGGGATATTTATAAAACTTATGGGGTTTCAACAACAAATCCTGGCATATTAAAAATTCTACCCCAACCATCGTTTCCTTTAGGACACCATCTACGTGCTAATTCTGAACGTTTATATACAGCACCCTTTCCATTAGTTACTGGGCCAGTATAATTATCATTCAGTGAACCATATGGGTCATTTACAATATAATCTCCAGCAGGTGTTTTACCAATCACAACTACCATGTGTCCTCCCGTGGGACTAGATAAAGTGCCCCTATGAAGAATACCAATAACAACAGGTCTACGAGCGGTAAGCTCTCTATCAATATCAGCAAAAGTAAGGGAATAACTGAAGCTTGACTTAATTCCATAAGACGCAAGAACACGAGTTTGAACCAAGTGGTCTGTTGTGTCTCCGATGGAGAAGACTTTTTGAACATATGCATCGTCTCCTTTTGGTCCCTTTAGTGTGCCTCGTTTAAAATATTCTAAGCACATCGCACATGCAGAAGAGTTACAAGTTCTATTTGCATCTCTGTAATTATCTGTCTGTGGAAACCATGGAAAGTTTTCAAGAATGTTTGTTGCTTGTTTTTGTGATTTTGTTCTATAAGTTTTAACCCATCCAGAAGCATCATCCATTTCTTCTGGTGCTTTTTTAATGAGAGCATCTTCAAGATATCCAACAGCTTCTACATGCTTTGGATTATTCTCGTCGTAATGCTTAAAGAAATTGTGTAAATCAATTCTGGCCATCTTTCTCTCCGAATAGTTTAATAAAGTACTCTGCGTCTACTACTATTAATGGTTTCTTATGATTCTTTTTCATAACAACGATTGGTTCATAATCACCACAATTAGCTTTAGCTTGTTCGTATGCTTCCCATACATTTAATTTCTCAACATTTTTACATTCTATAGAGAAAGGAAACTTACTTCTAGCTGCTCTAGCCATAATTAAATCTTCACCACCAGCACCCATAGAACGAGATTCAATATCTTCAGGATGTATTTCTAATTGTTCTATTAGCTGGTCTCTAACCCACTTCTGTAAATTTCTTCCTTTTGCTTTAGCACTTTGAGGTTTCATTATATATTCTATAATAACTAGAAATATTTATCTGACCCCGAACAGAGTCATTAT